ATTGCAAGTACCTGCAACTGCTGCCCAAGCTGTTTGTGCTATTCTTACAATATTTGTCCACAGTGCAGCTGCTTTCATTGCTACGTTGTAAGTTGCCAAAGCACCTGCAACTCCTAATATTATAGGTTCTAACTTTCCCCAATTGTTATTAAAAAAGTTAAATACATTTTTTATTAATCCTAAAACTCCAAATAGTACATTTTTAATTGTATTGAAAGAACTTTCAACAAAAGGAGTACTATTTTTCATGAACCCATCTAGTAAAGGCTGGATTTCATCTATTCTTGCACTTATAAAATTTTTAATAGCGTTAAATGCATTTATAAAAGGCTGTTTAAATTCTTTAGAAATTCTAACAGCATTATCATATACATTTACACCAAAACCAACTATGCAACCTATTATGGAACTTAAGAAATCAGCAACTTTTCTAGGAAATACTTTAAATAGAACATTACTAGCACTTTCCATAATAATAGTAAAAACGTCTCCGCTATTTGCAGACCCTTTCAATCTATTAATAAAATCCTTAATTAAGTCTATTCCTTTTGGCAGTACATCTAAGAAAGCAGTAACTTTATTAAGCATTTTAGTAAGGTAAGGTAATGCATAGCTTGCGATATTAGCGCCTAACTGTTTTAATTCTGTTTTTAGTATTCTTAGCTGGTTTGCAAATCCTTTATTTGTTCTAGCAAAGTCACCTTGTGCGTCTTTTGACACACTCATTAGGTAGTTATATCTTAGTAGTACCTGCTCTGCCTGGCTCATTTCTTTATACTGTTTTTTTATGCCTTGGGTAAGTGCAAAAGCTTCTAAATTGGCTACACTCATATTAATACCTAAAGCCTTTAAAGGCTCAGTTTCTCCGGAAATACCTGATTTAATTTTTTCAAAAGCTTCTTCCGGCTCCAAGTTATAGAATGAAGCAAAGTCTCCAGCTAATCCAGTCAGCTTTATAGACATATCAGCTAGTTTATCAGCGCTTACACCACTTGACTTCATCAATGCTCCAAGCGTTCCAGTAAATTGTTTTGCTTGCAATTCAGAAAGTCCAAAAGATTTAATAGCGGTTTTACTCCAGTCATTTATTTTCTCATTCATCTTTCCGAAAGTTACATCTACAACGTTTTGAACTTCTTGTAAATCGCTAGCAAGCATAACGCTTTCTTTAGCAATGCTTGCTATTTTAATTCCAGCTATAACACCAGTAAGAGTTTTAGCTACTTTTTTAAAGCTATTCATAACACTTACAGAACGTCGCATGTTTCGCTCAAAATTTCCTGAAAGATTTAATATAGTGTTTATAACTCTACTAGCCATCACCTCACCTCCTATTACCATCGAATAAAGTTTTATACTTTTCGTATTCATCTATAAAGTATTTTTCTTTTGCTATACTATACATTATCTTTTCAGCTTCACTTGCATTTATTAGAGTTTCTAGTGGAATACCCCTTACGAGAAAGAAGGTAACTACTTCATACAAGTAGCTATCTTCCTTTATTACTTTTTTATATCTCCAACCTTTTTCCCCATGTCGATTAAGTCCATTAGCTGCTCTCCAATTTCTAATATGTCACTTAAAGAAAATATTTTTTCTACAGTATCAAATGGGTCTACAACTTCTAATTCCTTATGAAGCTCAGTATCCTGCAGCATATCGCAACATAAGTATATTAACTTCTTAAAAGCTCCTACCATTTTTCTAACATCTTGTCCGTCACCTATCTCATCCATGACGTCTAGAACCATATCGTCTTTAGGTTTTTTAAATGTTAGCATCGCATCCATAGAGCTTACATATATATCTTTAGTTTTAAACTCATCTTTTTCTTTTTCTAGTTTTCTTGCAATTAAATCTTTAAATGTTGCCTTTTTAGCATTTTCTTTACTCATATAATTACCTCCATTTATTTAAAAAATAAGAAAAAAGTTTTAAACAACTGTATAATTAATAGCTTGTATTAAAACTTTTTTCTAAATTTTTAATAGAATTGAATTCTAAGATATTTTTTCTAGAACTTCAAATGTGCTAAATTTTAATGGTAATTCTTCTTCAACCAATGATTTACCTTCAAAATTGGCAAGCATAAATTCTGTAATAAGAACATCTGATATTGCAACTCTTTCGCTTTTACCAGTAGATTTATCAGTTAGTTTAGTTATTATCTTTATATCTGGCATAACCCCGCTTAAATATGCGTCTCCAACTAAATCAAGTACTGTACTATCTATTTTCTGAAGAACAATAGTACCTTCTCCAGTAAATCCAGTATATCTGTTGTATGTAGCAGCATCACCACAGAAGTTTATTTCTTCAAAATTACCAGTAACCTTTAGTTCTATGCTTTTTAGATTTGCTAAAAGCTTTCCATTAATCCATACATTACCGCTTGTGCCTGAAAGTACTCTATTTACATCAATAGCCATGTAAAACACCTCCTATTAAGCTAAAGAAATATTAAACTTAAGATTTTCCATAGCTCCTAAGATTTTAATATCTCCAGTTAAAAATACCGTTCTCTTAAATGAATTATTTTTAACTGTCTGGTCGTCCCAGCTTTCAGCTTCTTTCTTTCCTATTCTAATCCAAGCTTGTCTTTGGCTTTCAACATCAACATCAGCTTTATTACTGTAATTATTGTCTAAGATATAATCGTAAGCTAATTCTTTAAAATAAGTATTTATAGCGCTTATAAGTAAGATCTGATTATCATAATTGTTTTTATATTTGCCTAGATACTCATTCTTAAATACTGTACTTATATCATCATTAATAAGGTCCATAACTTCTACGATATCTATAAATTTCATATCCTCAGTATTGTTAATTCCATCTGTAGTTGTCATAGAGTTAATTCCAAGTGCTATTTTTACAGTATCTACATCATTTATTAAAATAAATTTTCCATCATTAACTGCTGCATCATTATCTTCTACTTCTTCAACTCTTGTTAAATTGCGACATTCAAAATAAGTTGCTCCTCTTTCTACGTTGCATGAAGCAAGTATTCCAATTAAGCTAGGGCAATACTTTTCTCCAGTAACTTCTCCTCTATCATCTGTAAATGTAACTTTATCATTGTAAAAGTTGACTATATGTTTACAATCAGGTGAAGGTACTTTATAAGTTACAGCCTTATATGTTTTCCTTTCACTTTCTTTAGATTTAATCCAACTTGCTAGAATTGAAAAATCTCCTTCTGTGCCATCTGCAATTGTAATCCAGCCAGTTTTTATGTTTTTCTCTACTAGAGTAAGAGCCTCTTCAATGGTTCCAGTTGTAGGTATTCGTACAACTGCAACTTTATTAAGTGTAAAATTAAATATATCTTTTATATACTGTAAATTCTCAGCATTATATAAATTTTCATCAGCTTCAACTCCGGTTATGCTAGTATACTCTTTATAACTAGTAGTATCGGTATCATCTTTAATTATAAGGATTGCAATACCTCTAGAGCTTCTTTCAATAAGAGTGCTAGCAAGCTGTTTAAACGTTACTTCAATGCTTGGTAATGTTACTGCCATCCTATTCCCTCCTTAAATTTATGTTTATCTCTTCCATAGGCTCGATTAATTCGCCTATATCATTTGTAGTAGGCTCTGGAATAAGCTCTACCATATATAAATCAAAGCTACATATTAAAACTGTGTCTGATACTTCGCTTTCAATCTCTTTAATTTGAATAAAAAAACCTTCCTTGACTTCTAAACCTTCAAGGAAAGCACATTCAATAATCTCTTGCATTCTAGCATTATCGAATTTGTATTTATATCTGTTTTTTGCAAAAAAATAAATCCTACAAATTAGGGTTCTTTCTCTACAAGCAGCGTTAAATTGGCTAGTAGTAGAATCTTCAATTGCTATTCTAAGACTAGGCCTTACTATAGGTTCTGAAATATCCTCTGCAAGTATAGGAACATCCTTAAATTCTGTTTCTCTTAATGTTTGCTTTATTCTATTATTTATTGCTTTGTTAATTTCTAATAAGGTTATCATTTACCTCAATCCTTTATCTATTAATTCATCTATGAATTTTCTAGCATCATTAAAAAATTCATTTTGGAATTCATTTTGAGCATCGCGAAAGACGTGTTGCCCTTCTATAAATCCAACTTCTCTGCCATCTTCAGTAACTTGTCTATGCCCATATTCAATAAGATGTGCATGAGGACTAGCACCATAAACTCTAATACTTAGAGCTCCATTAGCACCATATTTATAAACTTTACCTCTTTTAATTCCTTTGAAATAATTTCCTGTTTTCTTTTTAACTTTACTTTTAGCAGTTGATAAAGTCTTTTTTCTTAATTTAGTACCTTCTTTTCTAAGAAATTTCTTAGATTCTTTTGGCATCTTTTCTTCAGCTAATTGAAGCATTTTCCTCTGATATCTAGTTAATTCCGAGAAATCAAATCCATTAGTAGTTCTTGACATTATTCCACCACCAAACTGCATAAAACTTCTATACTATTCCGATACTTATAATTAGGGTTAAAGTATTTAATATCGTATCTCTGTCCTTTATACATAAAGTACATATCATTACTTAAATTAGGTATTGCGTTAGTTCTTATAACAAATTTATGGCTTATGTCAGCATATATTGTGTTATTTTTACTATTTTTAATAGCACCATTTCCTGGAGTTATTTCAGCCCAAATACTTTTTATTTTCCCATAGCTATAATCAACTTCACCAAGCTCATTTTCAACTTCTGTTTTTCCATACACATCAACTCGACAGTTTAATCTACTAGATAAATTCATGTTCTCATCACATCCGTTTAAGTGTATTTTAATTGCAATATAATAGTATCTAAGCTAAAAGCTAATCTATCAGCCTTTCCAGTAACTTCTCTATTGTTATACCAATGAGTAACTAGTAGCTTTACAGCAAGCTTATAAAGTTCTTTACTGTAATCCTTATTAACTCCAGCGTTAATTAAGTATTCTTCTGCTGCTAATTGCAGACCTTGAATTAATTCATCTTCTTCCTCTCCGTCTACTCTTAGAAACAGTTTCAATTCATCTAATTCCAATTAATCCCCTCCAATCTATAAAAATAAAGAGGGGATAACCCCTCTAAAAATTAGCCTTCTGTTGTTCCAACAGCACCTTTCTTTATAATAACAACTCCATTAGGGTCTAATAATTTTCCGTCAGCTATTAAAATAGCTTTATCAACCCATTCATTCTTATCTTGGTCTAAGTATCTATACATTTGAAGTTGCATATTAGAGTTTATAGCATAGTTATTTAAGTTACAGTAAATAGCAACTACATCTCCAGTACTAGCATCATCGTAAGGAGCAATTATATCGTCCTCAACCTGAATAACTTCCTTACCTCCAAATCTTTCTTGTGGCCCATCAGTTATTCCGTAATTTACTCTTCCTACCGGTTGCCCGTTCTTATCTACCATGCCGTCGATATAGCCTTCAAATGTTCCAGATGCCATAATGAAGCTTGCTCCACCTTTATATGCTAAAGGCATTTTAGCAAATACTTTTTTCTTCCATGCAGCCCAATCTGTGAATTCGTCTGGTTTAAGAGTGACAATTTGTTTATTTGGAATTCTTGTATCGTTAATAATTCCAAGTGGGCTTACAGTTCCTTCCCCGCTTATAATTGCAGTATCAAGTGCTTTAGTTATTGCTTCACCGATTAAGTCTATGAGCACTTTTTCAAACATATCTAAAGTTGCGGTATCAGCAAGTAGTGAAGTTGAAATCTTACATTCAAGCCCATAATAGCTAAATGAAATCTTCGAATTTAAATCAACTTTTTTTCTATCGGAAGGTGTAGTTTCTCCTATCCAAGTTGCAGTTGGTTTTAACGATAATATTGGAACAGTGACTCCACCTTTAATGCTTAATTTTCTTACTCTAGCGAATAATTGTCCATAGGAATTTACCTTCTTTATAACTTCCTGAAGAATAGTTGAAGGAATTACAGCTCCTGCATCTCCAGTAGTCGTTACTGCATCTTGATTTTTTATTAAAGGTGACATTTTACCATTCAAGCAATAATCTCTAAATGCATTTCTATATTCTAAAGTAGAATATTTATCCACTATATCACTTCCTTTATTTTTCTTATTAGCTGCAGTTATTTCAATTCCATTTTCGTCGAATGTTTTACCTTCATCTAATGCTTTCTGTGTATTTATTAAAGCATTTATTTTGTCAATTTCGGCATTAGCAGCTTTTAATTCTTCAACTGTAACATCATCTTTAGTCATTAATGCTTGTGCTTTATCCTGTGCAACTCTTAACTTATTGTATAATTCTCTTAATTCTTTACTCATGTATTATTCCTCACTTTCATTTTTTATTTTTTAATATAAAAAGCTTTAAAGTTTACACTTTAAAGCTAACTTAGCCTTCATTTTTTCAATTGCTTCATCATTTTGTGATTCGTTAGAACCATTATTATTAATAATAAAATTTTCAAGCTTATTAAGCTTATCACTTATAAAATTAATTGAATCTAACATATTTTTATTATCATTGTTTATAGCATTAAGTACATCTAACAACTCTTTATTGATGCTATTTTCCTCAGGTTTATCTCTAATTAAATTTTTAGGCAAATGTTTATATTGACTAAAAAATTCGCTGTATGCACAAGCAGCAACTGGTGCTGATTGTTCAACCTGTATATTAAAATACTCAGCAGCTTGTTCTCCTGTCATCCATGTTTCATTATCCAGCATCTGTTTTATTTCCTCTTCTGTAACCCCATCTTTAGAATTTTCCATATAAATATTTATCAAGGATTGTGCTATTTGGTCTAGTGTATCTGCCATTTTCCTGAAGTCATTTGCGTTTCCTACAGCACAAGTCCAAGGATTATGAATCATTAACTGTGCTGAAGCTGGAATTATGATAGTATCACAAGCGAATGGTATTAAACTTGCTGCACTTGCAGCCAATCCATCTACATAAGCTGTCTTTTTAGCTGGATTATTCTTTAAAATGTTGTATATAGCTATTCCAGCAAATACATCTCCACCGCCGCTATTAATATGGATATTAACATCTGTCATTCCATCTAATTCATTTAAGAAATCAGCGACGTCCTGCGGTGCTTTATCTTCAGGGTTCCCCCAGCTCAACCAATCATCTGGATTATATGCGGTACTCACAATATCTCCATAGAAATATAAGTCTGCTGAATCGTTAGTCTGATTTTTAATTTCCATTTTACCAACATTTTTTATATTTCCAGCTTTATCTTTTTTAGTAAATTGATATACTTTAGCCATTATTATCACTTCCTTTCGAATATTGACTGCCTACCATAGTCAATGGTATGAAGTTCCCATTAACAATAAGTTGGTCCCCTCCTGGCAACGGAGGATCTTCCTCTAATGCTCTACATTCATTTACTGTCTTAACACCATTTTGAATAGCTTTCGCATATGATTCATACCTTGTCTTAGGGTCTGCTCTAAGCATCACATCAACATTGAACTTTGCATAAATGCCAGCTTGTATTTCGCTATTTAAAAAGCACTTATATGTTATCTCCTGCTCATACATAGTTAGTATCGCAAGCATAGTATCGCTGTAAAATTCTCTATTCGCTTCACTTGTTGAAGAATAAGAGCTTTTTACAAGTTCGTTAATTTGATGGAGCTTAATTCCAAACGCAGCAGTAATTTGCTGTGCAGTAAACTTAGTGTTTTCAAGGAATTGAGCATCTGTAAGCTTTAGAGACAAAGGCTGATACTGATATCCTATAGGTAGTAAGCTAATTCTATTTGCATTTTTGAGTCCACTAGACATTTGTTCGAACTTTTCTCTAAATGTCTGTTCTGCTTCAGGACTTAAATCTCCAACATAATTAATTATTCCTGCACTCTGCATCCCATTTTTAAAGCTTTTATTAAGAAATTGTTCACTTGCTTTAGCATTTTCTATGCTATTTCTTAACAGTTCAATAGGAGATATACCTACAATTCCATCTGTAGTTAGACTTTTAAAATGTAACAAATCAGTGCTTTCTAACTTATGTTGGACACCTGCATTATCAGTATATATATACCAAATTGTGTTTTTACTGCTTAATAAGCCTACATTATCTACCCATATTTCCATTCTCTCAGGATTTAATGGATAAAAGCCTTGTATTTTACCTGCATTTTTTCCACCTTCAATAAAATCAAGCCAAACATAAGAGTTTCCATAAAGATTTCTTAGTGTTTCTACGGTTTTCCAGAAATCGAATGCACTCATGTATGGGTTTGGCCTTAGCTTAAAAAATGGATATAAATAATGGCTTGTAGCTTTTTTAATTCCATCTTTATCTTCATATATCTTTAAAGGTAGTTTTGCTAATGTTTCGCTCAGTAGCTTTATGCAGACATAAGTTATAATCTCATTTAATGCTTTTTCACCATGTAAATTAAATTCCCCAGGTGTTGAGTTTAAGTATTGGATTAAAGAGTTTATATCCATAACAGATGGGTTATAACCGTTTCCGTTTAATGTCTGATTCCTTATTCTATTTCTATATGCATTTTTGAAAATCAATTAAATCACCTCCTTTAAAATGGCCTTTTCATAAAGTATATACCTAGGCTTAATAAAACAAATCCTAATAAATATAACCCAGCAATTTTAGACAATAAAAAAGTGGTTATAATCAATGTTATTAAACCACTTAAAATTAATATATCTTCTATAGATTCAGTTATAAATCTAAAAAACTTTTTCATTTATTTACCCCCAAAGTTTAGTTAGGAAATCTTCTGTAGCATACTTATTCACATCAATTTTATTAATTTGATTATGTTTCATCATTATTTTGTGAATATCAATAGCAGCGTCTATTGGGTCAATTCTTTCAGTTCTATGTTCTTTATCTATCTTGATTTCTCCAAAACTATTGCTAGTTGTTACAGCATTAACGCCGCAGAATTTAAATAATTCGTCCTTTTTATTGTATTTAACAGCCCCACAATCTACGCTTAGCTTAAAATCTACGGTAGGAGTATTTAATGATTTTGCTGATTGCGTAATCTCTATGCAATCCACTCCGAAACTCTCTAAATCAGATAGAAAAGCATCTGCATTATGAGGGTCATAAGCAATTACTTTAAGTTTTAGATCATATTCTTTTATAAGTTCTTTATAGTAATTTATGATATATTTATAATCAGTTTTTACTCCCCCTAAAGTTTCAGTTAATGTAATTAATCCTTCTTCAACCCAAATATCATAAGGAGCTTTATCTGTTTTTTTATGTTCATCTAGCCTCATCTTAGGCATAAAACTGTGCTGATGAAAGAAATAAGCAGGCTCTCCGCTTTCTAAGAATAGAAATTCAAGGACTCCAGATGTCAAATCTCCACCACTTGATAAGTCTAATCCAAGTCCACATTCCTTGCCCCTAAAGTCTTCTAGAGTTAAATCGCAGGCACATTCTTTCCACTTATCTATATTTAAATACTGATTATCACTGTGCTTATACCAAATATTTAAAGATTTAGTTATAAAGTTTCTTAAATCTTCTCCGCCTTTTTCTTTTGCCTCTGCCGCAAATCTTTTTAAATTTTCTATGCCTTGTGGGAGCTTAGAAACTAACGGATTGCATTTCGGCCAATTTTCTGGGTCCCAAATATCATCTTCTTTATCCATTTGAGCTATATAAATAAAATATTGTTCTGCTTTTATTATTCCTTCAAGCACATTACAACAATATTCATATTCCTTATAACATGGTCCATTTAAGTCAAATCCAGCAGTTGTTATGATTGATATTAAACTTTGTTTTTGGTTTACTGAGCCATCTTCAAGCAATTTAACCATTTGATTATTTTTATGACTATGATATTCGTCGATTATTCCTCCATGAGGGTCAAATCCGTCTATTGTTCCTGTATCTCTGCCAAGAGCCATTATCTTTCCACCATTAATTAGACATTCAATTATCCCATCATGGTCTTTTATTTTAAATAACTCTTTTAAATCCGGTTCAATATTTATAAATTTCTTAGCTTGCTCCCAGACTATTCTCGCTTGTTTCATTTTAGTAGCTGTGCAATAAACTTGAGCATTAGCGTAGTTATCAAAGCCACTTAATTTTATTGAAATACCACTGTTTAAAAGAGATTTAGCATTTTTCCTAGCTAATTGAATATAGCTTTTTCTAAATCTTCTATAACCTGTATCTTTTTCAACCCATCCAAACAAAGATCCAACGATAAAATCCTGAAACGGGAATAATTTTACTGGCTGCCCAACAAGTTCGGGACCGCCATCTGTAAATCTTAGATTTTCAAAAAACTCTATAGCTTCAGATGCCTTTTCTATATCAAATTCGTATTTATAAGCTGCTAATTTTGACTTTTCTAAATCATCAAGATGTCTTTGACAGGCTAGTTTAACATACCTTCCGGCTATTTCTCTGCCTTCAACTACATTTATTGCATATTGCGTCGTTCTATCCATAGAATCACCCTATAGAAATTTAGCAAATTTATTTTGAGGTTTTTCTTCTTTTTTAGGTACTACTAGTTTACATCTTGATGAAATTGTTAATCCTAAATCGCTTGCTGCTTGTCGTGCCATTTTAAAAAGCTTTTCTTGCATTAACAGCATATCCATATATTTATCATTTTCTGGGCTCATTTTAATAGATTTTTTAGCAACTTTCTGATATTGGTACTCGGCTATTAGAAATCTAGCTAAAGCCTCCGTATCCAAATTGCTCATTATTCCAATATCAATAAGCTCTCCAGCTATTCGATTGAATTCCTCCTGTAATTTTTTAGGTAAGTAAGAAGGTGCTTCAACCTTATCAGCTGGTGCTTTTATTTCACTGTTTTTTCTTTCTTCTATTTCCTTTTTTGTTAAATGCTTTTTACCTTTTAAAATTAGCAGGTCCGTTGGTTGTCTTGGTCTTGCCACCATTCTTACCCCCTTTCAAAAAATTTATTTAGGGAAATCCGCGCAAAAACAGGGGGGCATGCGGTCTAGGCTGAAAAGCCCCAAACTTTTTCAATCCCCCCTACCCCATCTCATTTTTCCATCTTTCTAACAAATTAAACAACAGTTCCTGTGTTTCTTGCTTGGTTTTATTATCTTTCTTATATAAAACACTTATCTTGCTATGGTTTTCATTGGACAATGGTATCAGGTTGTTTATGTCAAGCCTCCTGTCCCAATTATCTTCTATCTCTATTACGTGATGCACATGACTTGCATAAACTATTCTCTTATCTACATAGTAAGCATATAAATCTAATCCTTTGTATTTATATAAAACAAAAGTACGAAGCTTAATCCATTCCTTCGAATTATAAAACTTCGTACTCCTCTTATTCCTTTTATATTTATCATAGTATTTACTTTTCTCTTTCCTATACTGTTCTATCTTCTCACTACATTTATCACAATACTTTTTACTATATTCTATTAACTTACCGCATCTGCAGAACTTTTTTAGCATATCTATCACCTAATTAAAAAAAGCACCTCTTATTTACGAGATGCTTCTATACTTTCTTTTAATACGCTAGCTGATTCATTCTCATATAATTTAAGTGCTTTAGTACAATACTTATAGCTCTTTTCTATATAACCTTTTTTATATAGATTAATAGCTATTTGAGTTAACAATGCACTTCTATATTCTTTACTAGATATCGCCATGAATAATACTGCAACACACATTACAAAAGCCACTGGTAATAGTAAAATAAATTTAAAACCTAATATAAGTAATAATATTGAACATATACAAAGGTAATCTATTTTTCTTGGTGTTTTTGGTGTAACTACTCCTTCTGGTAATGGATTATCAATTATGTTTTTATTATTGCAATTATTTTTTATATTATCTTCTTTATTTTTATTGCCTTTTTTTATACTATTCCAGTATGTTTGCTTATCGGAATATATTCCTGTTCCAGGTATGCTAGCTGTTCTTCTTATTCCTTTAGAGTTAACACTAACATTAAATCCTTTTACTCCAGCACTTATTCCAATTCCTTTTTTACTCAGATTCAAATAAACTCCTTTACATATTTTGATTCTT